CGGGGCATAGCAAGGTTGAGGGGAAGGTTGCTGGTGCTACTCGGTAGGCTTGTCGTCGACCGGCTTCTCGTCGGTCTTGGTTTTCGCCGGAGGCGCGGTCGGGGGCCTCGCGACAGGCGGGCTCGCCAGGTAACCGGCATCGACAAGGCTTTCGACGGTATGCGGGGAGAGATCGGCGCCGTCCGGTATCTCGTCGCCGGTCTTGAAGCGCTGCAGGGAGGTATTGAACGCCTTGTTGACGGTGATGGTCATTGGTCTCGTCTCCATGAAATCGAAGCTGTCATCGCCCAATAGTTTGCGAATTCCCGGCCCGGCCTGCCTTCGCCCACAGACGCCTCGCGGAACGTGACGTCGCCGATCTCGAAACCGCGGAAGAGGTCAACGAGGGCGTCACAGGAAGCGCGCCCGTCGCGGCTGCCGGTGCCGACTGGCACCATGACGTGAATGTCTAGGGTGCCGTATTCGCGCCAGAGGTTATCATCGCGGTCTCCCCCGCCGATCGAGGCTTGATCGAAGCCGCCGGGGATCCCCCAGATCTCTACGTAAACGAACTTGGCCGGCTCGTTGGGGAGATCGTAGGCGTCGTTCTCGAAGACGAGCGGTGTTGAGGTCCAATTCGCGGTGAGGCGTTGCGAGATGGTGTCGAAGGCGATCGCGGATGACATCTAGGCCGCCAGTGCGTTGATGATGAGGGCCGGGTAGGTGATCGGCTGGCCTGGCTCCTGGTCTTTACGACGCGGGATGCTCTGGCCTGCGAAATTTGCGGGATTGGCAATGCGGGCGTTACGCCGCGCCGCATAGGCGCCCTTCAGGATGTATGGGATCGCCGGATGGACGCCGGCGGCGATGCTGAGGAACCGGATCTCGACGCGATAGGCGTTGCCGAAGCGGCGCGCCAGTGCCAGCCGAGCAGCGGCGAACACCCTCTCGCGGGCCTCGATCCTTCGGATGTATGGCTGGGCGTTGGTGACGATGACCTCAGCGGTGCCGGGGAGGCTACTGTAGTCGGTGATGACGGCACCGTTGCTGATCGCGATGAACGATCTGGCATATCTGCCGGTTTTCCGCGGTGAGCGCTTTTCGAGCTCCTCGAAAGCGGCGGCGATGACGTCGTCCCACCAATTGAAGGCGTAGAGGATGACACTGGGGACCTGAACGCTTTCCTCCGGTGCGCCTTCGCGCCCGTTGACGAAACGATCGTAGTTCGCCGAACCTTCACCAGCGGCGATCGCAACGGCAAGTTGGTCGCGCGCAAAGGCGGCGAGCCTCTTGTTGATCTCTGGCGGCCGCATCCCGGCAGTGGCGAGCCGCAGGTCGCGCTCGAATGTCTCGAAGCGGGCCATCAGCCACCAACCATCAATTCGATGCGCACCACAGCATCCTGGACGCGGATATGCGCGGGAAACTCGACGTTCCTGACCTTGCCCGCCTGCACGATCTTGTCGCCCTTGCGCACCGGCAGGCGGAACTGCGCCCGATTGATATCGGTCGGGCTCAAGATGACGCGTGACCAGGTCTGATCGATGCCGCCGACAAGCTCTTCCGGCTTCAGCGGGCGGATCGACGCCCGGACATCGCAGTCGAACGGGATCTGGATCGAGTTCGGGCCAAGCGTCAGCCGCCGCAGCACCGCATCCTCGCCGGCATCGAGTAGTGCGGCGTCGAGATCGGCGATGAGCGATTGCGGATCCGTCACCGCGCCACCAGCCTGGCCGAAATAACGGTGCTTCCGGCATAGGTTCCTGTCGACACCACCTTGAGCCGCATGCGGTCGGTGAGCAGCCCGTCGACGGCGGTGTCATCAGCCAGCGCGCCGTCTGTCGGCGTCACCTGCGTCGTCTTCGGCGTCAGCGCCGAAAGGTTGAGAAGCGCGACCTCCGATGCGGTCCCGAACAGCACGCAGGCGACGTCGTACCAGGTGGTCGATTGATCTGCGGAACACTGCAGATAGGCGCGGATCGCGGAACCGCCGGATCCATAGGCGAGCCGCAGTTGCAGCAGCGCGGCCTGCATGCCGTCGAGATCGATGACGGCTTCGCCGACCTGTGTGCCGGCGGCGGTTACGGTGAAATCGCCGAGCGAGAAGACGCCTGGGGTATCCATCATGCCACCATCATGTTGCGGAAGCGGGTGAGCTGGCCAGCGACGATGTCGGGGACCGGTCCCTCGTTGGATTGCCCGGGAACGGAGCCGACCCAGAAGGTGCGTTCGACGCGCCTGACATCGGGGATAAGAACGACCTCGGATTTCAGCGAGGGATCACGGTTCTTCTCGAACCAGGCGAGCCGCATGAAGTCGATCGCGGCCTGTTTCAAATCCTCGGGCACGGTGACGAAGCCGGCGGCGTAGACGACGACGATCTTGCGAGCGAACCACCATGCCGGAAAGTCGTTGCAGAGCTTGGTGACGATGCCCGATTCCGGATCGACGACGAAGTCGGCATCGAGCAGTGTGACATCATCCTCGACGATGCTGGCGATCGCGACGTCGTGCCGCCGCGCCAGGACGAGGGCATCCGGGGCGGCTGCGTAGCGGATTTCCTGCCGAAAAGTCTCCGTCAGGGTCTCGCGGCGCAGCGTTGGCGCCGCTCCGGCGCCCACGGCGATGCCGCATTCCGTCATGATCGCGGCGGCGACGCGCTTTTCCATGGCGCGCAGCGCGGCATCCGAACCACCACCGATGACGCCAACGGCGGCGCGCATTTCGTCGATCGTCAGCAGCGTGAGATCGGTCGCAGGCGTGGTGATGGTCAGGATAGAGCGCAAGGTCGCTCCTTACGCGACGAGGCGAGAGTCGGCGATCTTGCCGATGATGACGTCGCGGCTGTCAGCAGGATCGACGGCGATTTTTTCCGCCTCCACCGCCTTCGCAAGGTCCTCGTCGGAGAGTGCCGCGAGATCAGCTAGCATCGCGTCGCGCTTCGCGGCGCCGTCGTCGGCCGCCTTCTTCTTCGACTTCTTGCCGCCGGTGGTGTCCGCGACGTATCCGGCTTTCTGCAGGTCGTCGAACAGCTCCTCAGGGATCTCGTCGTCGGTATCCTTGACGATTTCGCGGCCCTGCAGGTTGCCTTCTTCGGCCACCTTGACGGTCTTCAGAACGGTGACTGCTTTCATGCCCATGTCGATCACTCCTTCATAAGAGGGTTGGGGTGCCGGCCATGATCGTAGCGAGCCTCGATCTCGTCGGCGGTGGGAAGTCTTTCGTGCGGCGTCATCGTCACCCTGACGGGCTCGTCGTCGCCACCGTCGAAGTCGAGCGTGACGGTGTCGTAGCCGTAGAGACGCTCCTCAATCGGCGCGCAGGCGTCCATCAGCGAGGTATTGGCCGGAAAGCCGATCTGGATGCCCCTGGCCTTGGCGATGCCGAGATGGAACTCGACGCAGCCGCGGCCTTTCTCGGCGTCATGCGCCTTGGCATAGGTGAAGTCGCAACCGAAAAGGCTGATCTGCTTGACCCCTATGTGGACCGCATAGGCGACGGCGTAGGCGGCCGTCGAATTGAAATAGGCCATGCCGCACGAGTTGATGACGGCCTCGAGCGGGAACGCCGTGGTGCCCGGATAGTCGGGATGCGGCCGGCTGGTGTAGATCGGCCCAGGGTGCCTTCGCATCCAGTCCAGCATCCTGGCGATGTTGCTCTCCGGTCGCGCCGCGGCGCGGGTCTCCTGGACGCGGACGTCGTCCATGTGGAAGACGCGGTCGCACTGGACGACGCCGGCGACAGCATTGATGCCCCAGACCTCGTCGCAGAAGGCGTGACGGCCGCCGAGCCGCTTGGCGATGTCGACATAGCCTTCAAGGGACGGGCCGAGGCCGAGGATCAGGACGTGATTCGGCGCAGCTTCCTCAGGCGCGGGTTCGACTGGCGCGGCCGCCTTGGCGGCGACACTCTTCCGCTTCGATTTTCCGGTCCGCGCCGCCGTCACCACGATGGTGCGACCCTCGACGTCGGGCTGCACCTCGGATTCCGGGCCGACCTGGCCAAACCAGCCGGTGATGCGCCAGCCGGCGCTTTCCAGCAACGCGGCAAACTCGGCGCGGGTGTAGTGGCGGTGATGGTGCAGGGTGCGGCCGCGATGCGGGAAGACGGTCTCGTTCGGGACGCTGGCGATCAACCGAGGCGCCAAGTGGTGGAGCGCCTTCAGCATCGGCAGCGGATCCGCGAGATGCTCGATGGTCTCGAAGCAGACTGCGGCATCGAATGAATTCTGTGCGTAGCCGGCTGCCTCCATGACGTCGCCGGCGAGCAGCTCGACCTTGCCGCGCCTGAAATGTGCTTTGCCGTAATCGATCGCGGCATCGCTGCGGTCGATGCCGATGACGCTATGGCCGGCGTCAGCCAGAATCGCGCAGCCGTAGCCGACGCCGCAAGCGAGGTCGATCACGCGGGCATGCTTTCGCACCCTTGCCGCCGCGAACTCGTAGCGCGCTACATGATCGCGGCGTATCCCGTCGATCGTTGAAGCGACCTGGCGCTCACCATTGGCGAGCGGCGCGGTATGGACGGTCATGTCGGATATTTCCTGTTGTCGGACAGGGGAGGTGCGCGCCGGACGAGCCGACGCGCCTAGGCTGAGAGACGATCAGGCCGCCGGCTGGCTGGCGGCGCGCTGGATCGCGTTGACCGAGATCGGCGGTCCGGCGGTGACCGTTGACTTGATGTTGCACTGCACGTAGCGTTTCGCGCCCTTGTAGGCGATCTTCTTCGCCACGTTCTTCGAGGTGCCGGAGGTGCGCGTGCCGGTCGCGCCGATGCCGGCCAGGGCTTCGGTGTTGATCAGATCGGCGTCGGCGACCGAAGTCAGCGTGCCGGTGACATCGCCCTCCTTGACGGTCACGCTCAAAGTGGCGTTCGTCGCGGTGATGGTGCCGTAGCTGATGTCGAACAACACCGGGCCGATATAGCCCTTGCGGTCGATGATCTTGCCGGTCTTGCCGGTGCCGGTGGTGCCGACCGCGACGGCAGCGATGGCCGTCTGGGTCTTGTAGGAACTGTAGAGGTCGTCCATTGCGGTCTCCCGTAGACGAGTTTCAGGAAAGGGGTGAGGTGTCGCGGAGCCCGTTGCCGGGCTCCGCCGTCGTCTAGCGACCAATCAGGTCGAGCACTTCAGCTTGCGGATCGCCTCGGCCAGAACCACCTTGCCGCCCCAACGCTTGCGGAAGATGAAGCGGATGTTGCCGGCGGTGGCCTGGGTGTAGGGATCGCGCAGCATCTCCATCACGATGCGATCGACCATGGTGTACGCGCGCCTGAAGTCGCCATAGGCGATCGGGTAGAGACCGGCGCCCTCGGACGGCATGTCCGGGAACTCCGCATAGGGGTCGCCGTCGATGGTATTGGGCTGGCCGTTCTGGATGCCAGGCATCCAGATGTAGTTGTTCTGGCCATCCTTCAGCTTGCGGACCGAGCCCATCGTGGTGCGGTTCATGATCCATGTCGCATTGCGCGCGTAGCCGGATTTGATGCCGTATTTCAGGTTGATCAGGCCGTTGGCCTGGCCGGTCGAGTCGGCGATCGTCGCAGCGCTGCCCGAAACAGTCTCCGCCACCGAGCCGTTGGTGAGGATGCCTTCCATTTCGCCGATACCGGTGCCGGTGACGAATTCCTGGCCTTCCTTGACGGCGAACTGCTCCGTGGCCTCGCTATTGATCTCCGCTTCCATATCGAATGCGGAATCCTCAAGCTGCTGGTTGGAGATGTCGATAAGTGCATACCCCTCGGGAACAGGCATCTCTTCCAGGCCATAGGTGAGACCGGTCGTTTCCGACTTTGTGCCGTTTTCCGTGACGCGACGGGCCGCGAACTGGGCGGTGCGCTTCGGGATCTGGATAGACTTGTTCGCAGTCTGGCGAACCCGCACCAACGAGCGCGCGGGACTGGACAGTGTGATGGCCTTGATGATCTCCATCACGTATTCGGTCGGCGCGAGATAGCCGCCGGCGGTGTCGGGCGTAATCGAAAGCGCCTTGTGCTCGGCGGCGATATCGGCGAGCACCTTCTGCTGGTCGGCCGACAGGTTCGGAATGCCCAGGGTATGCGCCATGACTACGGCGCGACCCCAGTCGTTGACCTTCTTCTTGAGGATTGCAGCCTTTTCCTCGGCGCCGCCGGCGCCGGGACGCGACAGCTTTGCCTCCAACTTGGCGATGAGCTTGTCGGTCTCCTGCGCCTGGTCCTTTGCGGCCTTGGTTTCCTGCTCGAGCTTGAGCAGCTTGGCGCTGAGCTCCTCGCCCTTCGCCATGTCCTTCTCGATCTTCTCGAGCTTGGCCAGCGTCGTCGGATCGGCGACGCCCTTCTTCTCGATTTCCTTTATGCGCTGGTCGTTGGTCGACTTGAACTCCTCGAGGGCGGTCATGAAGCCGTCGACGGTCTTCTTCATGTCCTTGAGGATGGCGTCGTCATTGCCTTCCTTGACTTCAGGGGCGCGGCCGCCAACGGTCGCAAGAGCGAGCGCGGCGGCGCCGGTCATAAGCCGGCGGCTGGGGGTATGCTTCATTTGCTGGGTTCCTTTACGAGCGCAGCGCCTCGGTGGCCTTGCGCATGGTCATGAGGAGGTCTCGGGCGTGTTCACCACGCCGCTCCTCGGACTCCCCAGCATCGCGCTGGAGCCACTCGCGGAAAACGGCGGTTGCCTTGACGGCATCCGCTCGCGACAGATCTGCGTCACGCAGAGCCTTCTCCATGTCGCGCGGGTTGAAGTTCTTCCTGGCCTTGACGCCGGAAACCTGGGCCTCCTCGAGCATCGGGATCGCGCAAAGCGAGATCTCCCAGAGGTCGACCTTCTTGAGATGGCGAGCGCCGGTGTTGCGGTCCCAGTCATAATCCTGGGTCATGTAGCCAATGGAAAGGCCGGAAACGGCGCCACGCTTGAGCAGCGCGTATACAGACTTCGCCTGTGGAACGTCGAGGATCAGCTCGCCGCGCACCTTCAGGCCGGTGTCATCCTCAGTGATCTCGGTCCAAATGCCGATCGGATCCTCAGGGTTGTGGCTCCACAGCATCGGCGGCAGCGACTTCTTCTTGCGCCACGTCGAAAGAGACGACTTGAAGGCGCCGCGCTGAACGATATCGCCGCCGCGATCGAGCAGATTGAAGACCGAGGCATAGCCCTCGATCGTTCCGTCAGCCACACCGTCGCCGGCGGCGAATTTCACATCGAATGCAACATCGAAACGCTCGTGAGGCAGCGTTTCCTTCAGTTCCAGCCGCCTCATGTGGAGGTCTCCTCTGGCAGCGTGTTGAGTACGTTTTCGAGATGATCGCGGGCTGTACGGATACGGTGCTCATTCGCCCGCGACAGCACACGACCGATCTTTTGCTCGAGCTCGGCGTCATCGAGCGCGGGGCCGCCGTTGTGGCCGATCATCGACTTCACCGCGGAGGTGACTTCCTTGGCCATCGCGGCGCGGTCTTCGGCGGTGCCCATGTTGAGCGGGATCAGAGGCTCATCGAGGCCATCAATCGGATTGAGGTTTTCCCATTTCCGGACCTCGTTGCGGGTGAAGTACCCGTTGACGATGCCGGCGGCATAGAATTCGGCGCGCGTCTTGTGGTCGCCGCGCAGCAGACCTTGGACGCTGAACTCCGCCGAGATATCGTCTTCATCCGGGAACAGATCCCGGGCGAAAACCTGCTGCCAGTTCTCGATCCACGGCTGCAGCGAGTAGATGACGTGGGCGAGGAAGAACGCCTCTGCCGAGGCAAAAGTCGACGTCTTGTCGGAATGGCCGACCATCTGGGGAAAGACGCCGAGATCGCGGCAGATTTCCTCGATCTGGAACTTTCGGGTCTCGATGTGCTGGCCATCGACGCCGGTCATCGTGAACGGCGTCCATTTGGCGCCGTTGTCGAGGACCAGCGTCTTGAACGCATTGCCGAGGCCGGCGAGATTTTCAGCGGCCAGCGCCTTCAGGCGATCCTTGGCGGCCTTGCCGAGTTCTTTGTCAAACGACAGCAGGCCGCCGGGCTTCGCGCCGTTCGAATGCAGCCTGGCGTGGGTCTCCTCCGTGGCGATCGCCAGCCCGATCGCCTCCCGTGCCAGCTGGATGGCGTTCATGCCGGCGAAGCCATTCCACGACGGGCCGCGCAAGTGCAGGATCTGGTCGCGTGGATAGATCGTGACGGTGCCGTCGCGGTCGGTGACCTGATAGGTCAGCTCATAGTCGGCGGCTTGCTTGGGGATGACACTGCCGACCAGGGGGATCAACTCGACGACGCGCCGTTTCACGCCCCCGCGGCCGATATAGGCATAGGCATTGCCGGTGAGCACGGCATGGAACATCATCAACTGACGGAATTCGAACGACGTCATCCAGTCGTTCGGCCTGCGCCAGAGGAGCTTGTAGACGGGATGATCCTTAGCCGGGTCTTTCGAGCCGTCGGCGCGCTCCCGGTATACCTTCAGCGGGATCTGCGCGAGGCCGTTTGCCAGCGCGCGGGTCGCCGCCAATGCGGTCGACACCTTCAGCGTCGTGTCAATGTTCACTGCGACGCCTGATTTCACACGCGCGTCCTGCCCGAACAGCCTTTCCCAGGTCAGGCTGGAGATGTCGGTCGTCTTGGCTTCGAACCCGCTCGCCACCGCGCCGAAGAGCCCGCGGCCCATATCAGCTCGCCTTCGCGCTGATCAGGATCGTGCCGGCAAGCAGCAAGACGCCACAAACGATGAACCCGGCAGCGGGCATGATCAGCCAGGCGCCGTAGGAGATCAGGCCAACGGCGCAGAGCCCGATGAAGTCGCGGGCGACAACCGGAAACGCGGAAGCGAGGGCCGCCAACGGAGCGGCAAGTTTCTTCAACATCGTCTGGACCTCAGATCGCGAGCAGTTCTTCGTCGTCGAGGTAAGAGCCGCCGGCGGGGCTCTTCGGCACCGGATTGGTCAGCATGACGCTGCCGGCATCGAGCAGCGACATTGCCGGATCTATCTTGGCGTCGCCGGCATTCTGCTTGGTGGCGCGAATGGCGGTCGCCGTCGGCTCGATCTTGATGTTGCCGACGCACCAGTCCATCATCGGGCCGGGGCAGTGCTTGAGCGTGCCGTTGGCCAGCTTGCGCTCTGTCGTCTTGAGCGCGTTCATCAGCTTATAGCCTTGGCCGACGCCGACGATCTGTCCGCTTTCGACGGTTACACCGATCAGGGCCAGCGCATCGACGAGCTCTCCGTAAGGGCCTTCGACGTCGAGCGCGACGGCCGCCAGAAGACCGGCCTGATTGATGCGGTCGATCAGCTTGAGGAAGCCGGCGACGTCCTTCGGCAGTAGAAGCTGGTCGACCGGCTCCAACAACTGCACTGATTGGGAGACGTCCTCGAATTCATCGTCGATGATCTCGAGGTCCCCGGCTTTGTCGAAGTCCTCGAGGCGGGCCGCGATCGTCTTGCGGCGCTCAAGAACACCATGGTGGCACCACGCATGCGACCAGCTTAGCCAGGTCCGAACTCCGGTCTCGCGGCCAAGCACCGTCGCGCCGAAAAGATCGTCCAGGCCGCCGCCGTCGGCGCCGACCACGATCGCTTCTGAACGCTCGATGATGGCGTCTAGAGTAAGGCTCCGATCCTCTGCCCCGGCCCAGAATTCCGCCCCGGGCCAGCCGTCGGTCTTATGGCCGACACCCATCTCGATGTTGAGATATTGCGACGCCCATTCGCGGATCGAGCGTTCGCCCTTCTCCTTGTCGGAATTCCAGCCCTGGATCAGGTCCTTCAGGTGGACCGATCGCCCGAGGTTGGGCTGTACCATCGGCCAGTTAGCAGGATTGCGCCATCTCGCGGGATCCTTGGCGATGTCCTGCGGGAATTCGAACATCACCGATAGGGTCGGCCTTGCTTCCTTGCCGCGGAATTCTCCGTCGCGATGCTTGCGCGCGTTGTGCAGTTCATCCTTGAACGCGCCTGCCGGGATGTCATCGCTCTCGGTCGTCGTGATCAGGAATTTGCCTTCGGGCGTCTTGTCGATGCCGCCGCGAATCTGTCGGATCACCTTGCCGGCGTAGGGCACCTTGCCGAGCAGATGGATTTCGTCGAGATGGGCGAAGATCAGGATCGAACCGGTCAGGATGTTAAGGTCGAAGGTCTTGACCTTCATCTCCGAGTGGTTAACCAGGTCCTCGATGGTCTTGATGTGATCGCGCGGACGGAAGCGGCGCTTCAGGTCCGGCGATTCGTCGATCATCCCCACGGCCTGCTCATAGGCCCGATCGGAGATCGCCTGCGTCGGGCCAATGAACAGCGCTTCGGCCCGAGGCCTTCGGTTCATCAGCATGACCGACAAGGTGAACCCGGCGCCGTAGCTGGTCTTCGACGATCCTTTCGGCGCCAACACGAAGATATCGCGAATGAAGTTCGATTGCGTCGCCGGGTCCCACGACCCGAACGACGTCCGCACGATGTCGCGGAACCACTGGCCGGCGGCAACACCGAGCCGCGGTTTGTCGGGAACGTCCGGCAGACGCAGCTCGTCGAAGAAGGCTAGCCCCATCCGGGCTTCCGCCTGGATCAGCGGCAGGTCCGGGATCAGCGACCGGCCCGATCGCATCCGGTCTTCCCAGTCCAGACAACTCAAGTCCCACATTTAATCAGTTCGGCCGCTCGCCGCCCTGGCGCTGAGCCATCAGCTCGCCGAGCGGCGTTCCGGTGTCCGGCTGCTGGGCCGCCAGGAGTTCGGCTTCCTTCTTGCCGAGCTTGGGCGCTTTTTCAGACTTCGGCGGCTGTCCCGTCTGGCCGTAGAGCATGAGGTCGTTCTTCTCGACGAAGTCGCGGAATTCCTTGCCGGCGGCGACATTGCCCGACATGAACAGCTCCCAGAGTTTGGTCGCCATGGTGGCGTTGAGGCGATCTCGGGAGACGTCGCGGAATTTGAGCTCGGAAAAATAATGCTTCCGCAAAGTCGGCAGCGTGATGAACAGCGCCGACGCAATCCGTTGGTTGGACCAGCCCAGCGCCACTAACATGCTGACACGATTCCGGTTTTTCTGGCTGGCGATATGCTGCGGCCGACCACGCTCGCCCCAGTTCGCCGGAACCGGCTCGCCGAACAGGTCAAAAATCTCGGTCACCGAAAAAAAACCTCCGGATGCGCCCCAAGCGGTTGGAGGCCCCATGTTGGCGTAGAGATTTATACCCCCTACCCCTTTGGCCTCGCTGCCAGGCGCCTCGCCCTCGCAGCTATCGTCTTCGTGGTGTGATGCGAGCCGCAGAGACATTGCCCATTGGCCGGGTCCAGAAGCGCCCCACCATCGCTGCGCTCGACGATGTGATCGGCGAACATGCGGTGCGCAGGCGCCGCCTTCGAGCAGCGACGACCGGCATCGATCGCCTCACATCGGTATCCAGCGCGACGATACACCTCGTCTCGCCAGCGTCTATACTCGGCCGTCTGCAGTTCAGCGTCGGCCTGCTTGGCCTGCAGCTTCACTGCCCTCGTGTCGAGCACACGAATGGTTGGCTTCATCACATGAAGCTTTGCCATTCTTTGATCCTTCGGGAATCTCATTCACTGCGGTGAAGCATGCCGGGCCATGCCCTTCGCTTCGCCTGGGTCCGTCCGGCACCAATCCTACGCCGCACTGGCGTGGCCGTGTCACGGTCTCGGGAGCAACACTCGCTCCACTGTCGACGGATAATCCTGAGCGAGACTCGCTAGTCCGGTTTCACGAGAAGTGCAAGAGGGACTTCGATCGGCATCTTGCCACCCCATAGCGTGAGCATGATGCGGTCTCTCCTTCGTCCCTTGATCGCGTTGACCGTCCCGCTCTTCCCGAAGGCCGGGCCAGATCCCACGCGCACCAGGTCGCCTACGGCTGGCTTCCAGTCCTTCGGCTTGTCGCCATAGACGCCGAGCGTCACCATCGTGCGGAAGCTGTTGAATTGCTTTTCCAAAACAGGCTTCGGTCCATTGTCATCACCGAGCACTGACAGCACGTACTTGAAGCTCATGAGGCCGTGCCAGGCATCACCACACATGGCGACATGAACGAACACCAAACCCCAAAGGACTGGCTTGTGGGTGGCGGGAAGCATGCGCCCTCGACGCACCTGTCCCTCGACCCTTTGCAGCGGAAGCCATGTCCCGATGCCTGCATCGGACAGCGCCTTTTCCACAACCTTCTCGCAATTGACCCGCACGCGAATCGCATACCAGGCGCGCCCGTCCTCGATCGCGGCCGCTGCGACCTGCCGTTTGACCATCGAGCGATTCGCCAAAGTCCGATCAATCTTGGCCGATTGCCGATCGGTCGGACCGACCGCTACCGCCTCACTCAGCCGCTTCACGTCCGCTCGCATCATGGTCCCCTCGCACCTTCTGTTCGAATGCATCCAGTCCGTCCGGTCCGCCGACCGGGAAATACACCACCGGCATCTGGCCGGGATCGGGCAGCCACGGCCAACCGCGCTTCTCGTGCTCGGCGAGCCACCGCTGCCACGTCTCGCCGCGCACCGGCACGGGCTCCATCAGCGCCGCCAGCGCCTCGAGCTCGGGCGCGACTGTGATGCCGCGCCGGCTCTCCGCCGCCTCATGCATGCGGTTGACCGAGGGCCAGCCATGCGCGGCCTGCCTGGTCAGCCGCGCCTGCCTCCCCTTGGCGTCGTCCTGCGCCAGCAACGTCGCCATGAAACCCTTGGCAGCCGGCGCTTCCGCCGGCGGCGAGGTCAGCAGCATGCGCATCCTGACCGCGCTCCAGACCGGCCCGAAGGGCGGAGCGATGATCGCCGTCGGCTTGACCTCGGCCGGCTCCGGCACGTCGACCCATAGCCTCTCGCCAAAGTAGGTTTTCGGTGCGTTCACGTGATCCTTGCCTTGCGCCTTGAGCAACGCCAGCCAATGCGGGAACTTGCGCTCGGCCTCGACCCGGTCTTCCGGCGACAGCGCGGAAAACACCTTCAGCGCATACGCCGTCGGCAGGCCCTTCTGCCCCGGCCAGACCCTCACCATGCGCCAGAATGCCTGTTCTATCTTTTTCGGATCGTCCTCCTCGAACCCTCTCTCGGTCGCGGGCTTGCCCGCGTCTTGGGAGGGGTCAAGGGAGGGGTCTGGAGGGGTTGGGTGACTCAGCTTGTCACCCTTATCCGTCTCCGGTGTCACCCTTTCGGCGTCTCCGGTGTCACCCTTTTCGCCATCATCTAAGGGTGACACCGTGTCACCCTTGCCGTCGTCGACGCGCTCACCGGCCACATGGGCCCATCCGGACTTCCCGAGCATATGCAGAACGTCGAGATCGAGGGCATATTCGTTGGTGCTGCGCGGCCCCTTGCCGCCCTCGCGCACCAGCCTGATCAGCCCGATGTCGAGGAAGGCCTTGACCTCGCGCTGCACCTGGCGCGTTGAGCATTGCGCGGCCCGCGCGATCGTGGAGATCGCCGGGAAGATGCGGCTGCCATCATCATCGCAGGCGTCGATCAGCTTGAGCAGCACCAGCTTGCGGGCGCACGTGCCCATATCGGCGCGAAAGCCTATGCCGAGCAGAAATGCGCTCACTCTGCCGCCTCCGCGAAGGCGTGGCGCACATTGCACTGCGCCAGCAGCTCAATCATGCGCGGCGGCACGCTGTTGCCGACCAGGTGATATTTTTCCGTCTTGGTCAGCCGGCGCTTCCTGCCGTCGATCGTGATCTCAGCCGGCAACGCGCCAGGCCTGAAGCCATGCGCGGCCGCGCCCTCCTCCGGCTCCAGCATGCGGATGCCGATGTCGTCGATGTAGTGGCGCACGCCCTTGACCATCACCTCGACGAGGCCATAGCGCGCCTTGCCGGTCAGCGCGCCGAGTGGCTGTCGCACGTCGTCATCCTGCTTGCCCGAGCCGAAATAGTGCTGCAGGAAGCCGAGGATCAGATGCGCATGGCTGCCGCCGGCCGCGATCGTCGCCAGCGGCTCCTCGATCGGCCGGCCGTCGGTATTGGTGCCATGCAGGTTGCCGAGCGTGGCGGCGATGACGCCGAGTTGTGGATTGACCGTGACGGTCGCGAGCGGCTCTTCCGGTTCCCGGCCTGGATGAACACCGCCGATTCGACGGCTATCGTTGTTGTGCTGCGCCAGGAAGGCCGCCACCAGCGCCGCCTTGCTGCCGCCGACCTGCGTGCCGGCCGGTTCCTCGATATCAAGCACGCGCGGTGCCTGCCCTTCCCGCTCGCCATAGCCGGTCTGGATCAGGCTCGCCGCGACGACAGCATGCCGAGGCGCTCCTGCCATGACTGTGTCGAGCGGCTGGGTCGGCACGTAGCCGTCGCCGTTTTGGTTAAACTTGGCCAGATGCGCCGCGACCAAGAGCCGGTCTTCCTTGCCCGTCGTGGTACCGAGCGGCTCGGCGAGGTCGCGCGGCGCGGATTGCGCGGCGCGTCCGCCGGCGCCGACGATGGTCGCGCCAAGCACCGCCATCCCCGACGATGTGTGCAGCGTGTTAATCGGCTCTTCCGCCGAATTGACGCCGTTGCGCGCCGCCGCGCTCTGCTGGTCCGTGCGGATCAGGGCCGGCGCCACCACGGCCATCTCGCCGCGATGCGCGGTTGTCAGCGTGCGCAGCGGCTCAGTCGCATCCTGCACCCGGTCGTCGACGGCATGCGTGATCGGCACGATGAACGGCTTCGCCGCGTCGACCACGTAGCGCATCACGCCGCGCGCGGTGCGCCGCAGCGTCGCCTCGGCCAGCGGCTTCTTGCGCCCGAAGATCGACTTCACCGGCAGCGACCAGTCGATGATGGTGTGCGCGCCAACCCACGGTTTGAGCCCGAGCCGCCTGGCATCCTTGCGCGGCGCATGCGTGCGCGCCGGCCACACGATCGGCCGGCCGTCCGCTTGGGCGACGCCGAAGAAGCGTTTGCGGATCGTTGGCACGCCATAATCGGCGCAGACCAGCACGCGGTGCTCGAAATTGTAGCCGAGGCCGCGCATATGCTTCAGCCATGCGCGCCAGACCCTGCCCTTGTGGCGCGGGTCCGGGATCAGCCATTGCTCGGCGACCGGCACCCGCTCGCCCTTGGCCGCGACCGAGCCGTCGAGCCGCAGCACGCGCCCGCTCGCCGGGTCGCGCTTGGCGACCAGCGGCCCCCAGGTGGTGATCTCCTGCACGTTCTCCATGGTGATGGTCTCGGGCCGCACCGTGCCCGCCCAGCGGCAGATCACCCAGGCCAGCGAGCGCCGGCGCTTCGAAACGGGCTTCGAGCCCTTGGCGACGGAAAAATGCGTGCAGTCGGGCGAGGCGTGCAGCGCGCGTACGCCGCGCCCGGCCGTCACCTTGCGGGGATCGGCCTCGAACACGTCGCAGCGCAGGTGCCTGGTGTGCGGATGCCGCCTCTCGTGCACGGCGACTGCGACCGGATCGTGGTTGATGGCGACATGGACATGGAAGCCGGCATCCTCCAGCCCGTCGCAGCCGCCGCCCATGCCGGCGAACAGCACGACCGTCATGCGATTGTCGAGCGAAAATGGTGCGTTCATCGTCCCGCCTTCAGCCATGCGACGAAATCGGCGCGCAGCGCTTTCCATGCCGCCGCCGCCTCTCCGCCGTCGTTGAGTTGTTTTCGTGAGGTGACACCGAGCATCGAGCGCACCTTCTGCGCCACACGCTCGTCACTCAGCGGGCGTTCAAGCCGGTGCCGCTCCTCGAGATAGACCTTGAAGGCCGGTTCCTTGCATTTCAGCGCGCACTCAGCCGCGAAATTCTTGGGCTCATGCATGGCTGGCTGCTCGGCCGCCCGGCTCTCGCCGCGCAGTTCACGGATTTTCGTGAACGCCTCGTCGAGCAGCTTTAGCAGGAACCGCACCGTGACCGGCGCATCGCAGGCGAAGGTGACTTCGTCGACCGTGGCCGCGTCGCTGAAGCGCGCGAGCACGAATACCTCGCCCGGCATCTCGCCGCGCGCCTCGATGAAGGCGCCGGAGCCGTCCTGCACGCGTGTCCAGTCGCCCGGCGCGATTGAATCGAGCGCGGCCCTGATGCGCTTCAGCCGCTCGGCGTTCCGTGAGAGCGCATGCGCGTTCATGGCGGCATCCGCCCGTGCTTGCGCATGGCGCGGCCGAGAATGTGCGCCGCCCGTTCCAGCTCGCGACGCGCGGCGACCTCGCCGATGCCGTATTTCGCCTGTTCCAGCCGGTCGGCGGCCCGCGCCACCACCCGGCAGGCTTCCATGATGTCGGCTTCCGCCCTGCCCGCCTTGGCCGGTTTCGCCGGCGGCTCGGCCGCGACCAGCCGCGCGATCTCGGCAAGCAGCATCTCGCGCACGACCGGCGCCAGCTTCTTCGCCAACGGATCGACGCGATTGTCGAGCGGCACGGTCATGCCGCACCGCCTTCCCGCCGCACGAAGGCGGCGAGGCTGTCGCGGCATTTGTCGGCGATGTCGGTCAGGTCTGCCGGCGCGCGGCCATCCGCATCGCGCACGGCAAGCAGGATCGAGGTGCGCAGGTCGACGAAGGCGAGCCCGACCTCGAACGAGGCGCGCCGGCAGCTTTCGACGATCGCGGCGCGATATTTCAGCATCACCGAATCCGGCATGCGCAGCAGGATGTCCGCGCGGGCATGGTCGCCGTCGGCATCGTGGAGCTGGCGCAGCATCGGCAGCATGGTGTCGGTCAACGGATCGCCCCCTGTGTTTCACATGGCACAGACGCTGTAACAGCCTGTTGCAGAATGGTTTTTCGCGTTACGCGGCGGCGTTTCACGCCGTCGAGATGGAAGTCGAGAGGCCGCAACCGAAGCGCCTTGCAGAGCGCCAGAAAGCTGCCGATCGTCAGGTTCTCGCCGTTGCGGGCGCGGCTGATCATGGCGACGTTGAGCGCCGGCCAAGTCGCCACCGCCTGGCGCATCGAGATGCCGTCAAGCCGCCGGCGCACCGTGGCGGCAAAACGCGCGCGGTCGAAGGGATCAGGCATCGCCGCCGCCCTCCGCTTCGCGAAGCTTGCGGTCGAGCGCCCGCTTCAGCCGCTTCATCTCACGTTCGGTTTGAGGATCGGCCACGCGTTCCCTGGGCGCCGGCCAATGCGTGTCGCCGCGCAGCCGTTTGGCCTCGACCGCAGCATAGTAGGAGCCGACCGCATCGGCCCGCGGATCGTATTCTCTGTCGCCGCTCATTCCGCCGCCTCCAGGTCGTCGAGGCCGAGCATGTCGAACATGGTCGGGATGGCGCGCTTGGCTTCAGCCTGGCGGCAGTAGCGCAGGCCATCGCGGAAATACGTCTCTGAAAGCTCGGAGGCCTGCCCGCGCCGGCCCTTCAGGATGGCGCGATAGGGCACCGTCATCAGCCCGCCGAACGGGTCGTAGATGATGTCGTCCTCGTTGGAGTAGCGGTCGATCAGCCGGTCGACGATGTCGAACTGCAGCGGGCAGACATGCTTTTCGAGGTTGCGGAAGGCCTGCTCGCCGTTCAGCGTGCGCATGCGCACGACATCATCCCAGACACCCGGATCACCAGAGCGCGGATCGAGCGTCATGTAGGTCTTGGACAGGGCATCGCGCGCGGCAAGTTCCTCGCCGAGCTTTACGTGCATTTCGAAATCGTAGATCGCGCCCTCGAACTGGCGCTGAAAAAGCTCGCGCAGCGGTTTTGGGCCGAGTCGCACCAGCTCGTTGGTCGTCAGCAGCCTGTCGCCGGATGACGGCCAGAAGGCATGCGCGTCGAGCTGCCAGCGCGCCAGCGTGTAGCCGCTAGCCGGCACTTGGGCGCGCCGGTCGCCATCCTTCCAGCGCGTCGTGCCGCCATCTGCCGTCGTCACCAGCGGCTTGTCGTGCACCACCGGCTCGTCGGCATAGCCGCGCGTCAGATCGCTCTGCGGCCGGCGGAAAAGCAGCACATATTCCGGACAGCCGACGCCCATCTTGGTGGCGTCCTTCATCATCTCGGAATAGGTGAGCCGGTAGGTCTGGTTGTTTTCCTTCACCACGTCGGTGACGACGGTGATCATGCCGATGTACTGAAAGCCGTGCTTCATATAGTGGAAGATCGCCTCGGCATGGAACGGCGACACCGTCGGCACGCCTTCGCCGGTCACCGAGCCGAACAGCACGCGGTCCTTGACGTGGATGCAGGCGAGCCGGCCGGGCTTCAGGATCCGGAGAAGCTCCGGCGTCAGGAAATCCATCTGCGCCCAGAAATGGCCGTTGTCGTCGGTGTGGCCGAAATCGTTGTAGCTCGCCGTATACTCATAGTGATTGGCGAACGGAATCGAGGTGACAATCTCGCCGATGCTGGCCGATTCCGTCCGTCGCGCCTCAAGCACGGCATCGTTGTGCGCGACGATGAAGCGGTCGCCACGCTCCTCGACGCGGCGCACGCCGATCGAGCGCTGCAGCACGTCGTCCAGCGGCAGGCCGTCCAATCCGTAGCGCCGGATGATCTCGGCCATGCGCGCCATCAGTCGCTCATGCTCGGCCCACTTCCCCTCGAGGTTGCGGCGCACTTCGCGCTCGGCCTCCGAATAGATGATGTCGATGCGGCATTCATGCGCCTGGCCGAAGCGCACGATGCGGTGCACCGCCTGGATGAAATCGTGGAACTTGAAGCCGACGCCGACGAACACCGCCCAATGGCAGTGCTTCTGGAAATTGTTGCCGGCGCCCGACATCTCCGGCTTGGTGGCGAGATATTTGAATTCGCCGTTCTTGAAGCCGATGGCGTTCCGCTCGTTCGGGTCCAGCCCCTGCGTGCCGTAGATCGAGCGTACACCCGGCACCGCCGCCTCGATCGCGCGCCGCTCGTCCTCGAGGTCGTGCCACAGGATGCAATGATCGTCAGGATCCCGGGCGATCAGCTCGCCCATCTTTGCGATGCGCGCGCCGAGGCTGTCGCGCTTGGCCGCGCTCGCCTGCGTCACACCCAGCGCCGTGTTGCGGATCAGCAGGCCCTGGCCGTCGCGGTCGTAGCCGGCCGTCGAATGGTCTATCGGCACCTCATGCCAGTTCACCGTCACCGCCGGCAGCACGTAGCCGTCGTCGGAAAAGCCGAGATCGGCCGGCGATTGCAGGAACACGGCCCAGCTGTGCACCCACAGCCAGAACTCGTCTTCCTTGTGCGGGAATAGCGTCAGGTCGCCAGCCGATTCCGAGTTACGCTGGAAGAAGCGCGTCAGCGCCTGGCCGGTGTCCATCACGCCGAGGAAGCCGGCATAGTGGATCAGTTCCTTGGTGCGGTTCGGCGACGGCGTCGCCGTAGCGACGAACTTGAAACGCACCGACTTAAACAGCGGCAGGAAGGTCTGGAAGGTTTTCGTGCCGTAGCCGCGCAGCACCGCCGCCTCGTCGAGCGAGGCCGCCACGAAGCGCGAGGCATCGACCTTGCCGGCGAGCACGCTCTCGTAGTTGGTCAGGTAAATCGTGTCGGCGTCATCGATCTCGGCGTCGGAGCGGATGAACTTCAGCTTGACGCCGAACGCGCCGGTGAACCGCTCTTCCGCCTCGGCGAAGAATTCGTGCCGGACACCCAGCGGGATGACGATCAGGCGCATCAGCTCGATCTGCATGAAGGTCTTGTGCAGGCCGAAGGACGCGAAGATGGCGCGGCAGCCGCCCTTTATCGCCCAGCGCACGATCGCGGTGCAATGCGGCGCGCCGGCCGGGTTGATGGCGGCGAGCGGAACGTCGAATCCGTCCGCCTTGGCCAGTTGCATCTTGGCGCGCAGGAAATCGAGATAGGGATCCTGATCCGCAATGATGACGGGCGCGTTCATGCCGGCACCGCCTTGTCGCGGAACGCGCGCGCAGCCGCTAGAAGGTTCGGCGCGGCCTCTTCCGCTTGACGCGCCGGCGTCTCGCCCTCCTCCATCGGCCCGCACATCCTGGCGTTCTCGAACACCTTCCAGTCAACGCGCAGCATGTCGGTCGGGCCGTCATAGGCTTCCGTGCCGTCCGGCTGCGGCCGAAGCTTCCAGACGAACCAGGCGGTGTTCATGCGGCTTGAGGCCTCCGGGCCGTCCCAGCCGTCGCGGTGCATCATCGGCAACCGCCGCTTGAAGACGAGGATCTGCGCCGGCGGACATTCATCCATGGCGTAGTTGCGGTTTTCGTCCTCGAAGCCGCACAGGAAATTCAGGTTCAACAGCAGCGCCATGCGCCGCGGCCGGTGCGCGCGCAGCGCATGCGCGACGAAGGCGTTGAGATCGGTGCCATAGGGCGGATTGGTGACGATGTCGGGCCGGTCGCCTTCGGCCGGCAGCGCCGACTGTAGGAAATTCTCGACGCGCTGCAGCTCGCCATCCTTGGTCGCGGTGCCATAGTCGACCAGGTCTGCAAGCTCGACCTCGTAGCCGGCATCTTCCAGCATGCGGCTGATCGCGCCCTTGCCGCAGGCCGGCTCCAGCACGCGTTTCGAAAAACGCATGAAGGAGAGCAGCGTGCGCATCGCCTCCGGCGGCGTCTCGTAAAGGTTGTTGCCGCGCTCGGCGGCGGTGGCGCTGTCGGTGCCGACGGCGGCGCGAAGATTGGCGGCACGCTTGAGCCCGGCACGCGTCGGCTCGCTGCCGGCAGCCAGCATCTGGTCGAGCGCGCGGCGCACGATGCCCGGATCCTGTTCGATGACGTCGCGCATCTGGCGCGCCTCGAACACTTCCTTACGGGTAAGCCCGGCATCTTCGGCTGTCGGAACCTTGTTCTCGGCCGGAACAAGGTCGGTGCGCTGGCCCTTCTTGCCGATCTCGCCGCGCCCCTGTGCGGCATCATATTCATCGGCAAGCCGGCGCTTGGCCATGCTTTCGATTTCGAGCGAATCGGCCTGCACGCGGTAGGTCGCGGCGATCAGCTCGTCATGCGCGCGCTTGGCCTTCTGCAGGCGAGCCGTGCGTTTGGCCGCGTCATAGGTGGCCGTAGCCATGTCGCGCGCGGCCAGCACCTCGGCGGCACTGGTGGCGCGCGCGAGCGCCGCCGCCGCCTCTTTCACCAGAGACGGCAGCAACGGTTCGTCGACGATGGCGACAGCCTTCGGCATCAAGCCTCCGGCGCGCCTTCGAAGGCCGGCAGGCCGGTGGCCTTGGCGACAGCCTCCAGGTCACGTTCCACCTGCTCGCGCAGGAAGAACTCCCAGCGGTATAGCTGGTAGAACCACATGACCTTGCCGCCGGCTACGCGATAACGCAGGCGGGCCGGAATACGCACCGCGTCGCCATCGACGAAGGCCGGAACCGAGAGCATGAAGATGCCGGGAACGGTGATCGCCTCGCCCTTCGCGTTCTGGTGTTCCTCGGAGAACTCGACGGTGCGTTCACCCGTCTGCAGGCGGATGCCCTGCTTGGCGCGGGCGGCAACGAACACTTCGAGATAGCGCGACAGCGCCACGACGTCGGACGGCGTTGCCATCTTCTCATTGAACAGCCGCTCGTACTCGCTTACTTCGCCGTCCATCGGCGCGGCCAGCTCGGCGGCATGCTCCTCGAGGAAGGCGGCAAAGACCTCCTGTTCCATCGGCTTGGCATTCGCGCTGACCCAGGCCTTGAATTCCTCGGTCAATGGAAACGCGTAGATGATGCGGTGATCGGCAGGCCGAACTTCTTCGGCGCCTTGCGCATTGTAGTTCAGCACGGCCGTCAGTTTCGGCTCCGGCCAGGCGCATTTGCCGAAAAGCGCCGACTGCTCGTCCTTGTGGCGGTCGATCAGCGCAATGAAGCTTTCGAGCGTCTCGGCCCTCGCCGTTCCCTTTCGCCGCGCCTTGACGTCCTTGAACTCCTGCACCAGGCCCTTCAGCGACTTGAAGCTTGAGGTGACGCGGTCGAAGGCGACAGGAATCTTTCCCGGCAGATCGTCGCCAAGTCCGGCGGTGTCGAGGATGAGGATTTCGGGCGCAGCCGCCTGCTTGGCGAGCGCGGTTACCAATTCTATCGCATGCGGTTCGATGGGCACTTGAGCTTCGGCCATGGCCGGTTCCTTTCACGGGTTGAGAGAGATCAGGAGGCCGCGGCTTCCTCGTCGATGTCATCGCCCTCGCTGTCGCGCGAGGCCGCCGCGCGCGGCGCGCGGAACATGTCGATCTGGTTGGGGTGCTCGACCGAAAGCTGGCCGTCGATCGTCCAGAACGGCGTCTTCATGAACTTCACGGTGTCGGGCAGCTTCGACTTGGCGTCGGCCTTGATGTCGATGCGGCCGAGCTCATAGTCGAGCGTGATCTTGATGGTGATCTCGGCCTTGCATTTGTCGGCGGGGCATTCCTCGACAGCCAGGATGGCTTCGTTGAGAAGCTTGTCGCAGTGGCGCGAGAAATCGCCACGCGAAAGCAGGCCGAGCATTTCACGGAAGGTGCGGAGCACGCGGCTCATTTGGATTTTCCTTTCATGGTTGGAGACATTCGCCAGTCGCGACAGGTCATTTCCGCCCCCGCCATGCCTTGAGGATCTTCTCGGCCAGCGACGGTTTTACGCCGGTGGCCCTGGCGATCGCGGCGACGTCGGCCTGGCCGGCGCAGGCGAAGACCAGCCGCACCTGCTCGTCGAGCTCGGCGTCATCCACGGGCAGCCCGCGCTCCTGGCCGACGCGCGCCGCGAACGCCGCCTCGAACAAAAGCTTGGCGAAGGCCGTCGGCGTTAGGCCCTGCTCGCGCGCGCGTTTGCCGACCGCCTCATGCACCTTTGGCGAGACGTCAAAGGCGAACTGCTTGCGCTCGGCAGGCTGGAAACTCATCAGCCCAGCCTTTCCAGCAGGCGGGGTGCTGCGCGTTCAGACTCGGTGCCGCGACCCGCCGCGACCTGGCGATGAAACCGGCAGTAGCTGCCGCCGCTCCTGCCCGGCAGCCATTCGTCGGGCGCGATCTCGACGGCGCAGAAGCGTGTCGCGGCGCCCTCGCCGCGCAGCGGGAACCGGCACTGGTGGCTGGAAAGATCGGTCAGCCGGCGGCCGAGACTGTTGCAGCCCG